TTGCTTGGCAAGAGCATAACCAGCATCGTCAGTATAAAACTTACGCATACTTGCTAGTGCTTGTACCTCTGCGATGTCCTCAATTAATTTTGAGTATTCGTAGTGTTTGTCGATAGACACAGTTACCTTTGTATTAGTAGCTGCTGATAGTGTTACTTGTGTGTTTGCTGCTTTAGCACTAGCTGAACCTCTCGCTGGCACAGGAATATAAATCGTGTCTCCTTTTTTGCCTTTGTGAGATAGCTTAGTAACCAGGTTAGCAACCACTAGATTTGACTTATACGCTCCAATTACTTCATCACTCCATAGTTCGGGGATGAAGTTATTAGCTACGGAAGTCGTTACTTGGTTTGAACCCAAAGCCATTTTACTTCTCCTTTATAGTATTATTATTTAACCCTTCCCTCCGCATACGCTGACTGAATTTCATCAGCCAAAGATGCGTAACGAGATGGGTCTGTTACCTGTAGATTGATTAAATCTGCTCTACGGTAAACCTTCTTTCCGCCTATAGAGTCTGAAGTAGAACGAGTCTCAGTTGAAGTTGCTTTAAGTGCCTTATCTCTTTTCTGTGTCTCTGCTTTTTGAACCTCTTTAGTTTTGTCAATCATGTTGACTTTATCGAACATATCGAATAGTTCTATAGCATAGTCAGGTCGATAATCACTATCTGCCTTCTTAAACATCTCTGTGCGTATCTCAGATGAGCCTACCCAATCTTGAAACTCTTTATTGGCGACTCTATCTTGCCAATCTGGGTATGCTTTTTCCAGGACACCGACTTGATGTTGTTGTTGCTGGATTTTTCGTTCTTGTCTTGCTTCTATTAATTCTGGATGATTTTCTATAGCTTTGTTTACTGCCTCGGCAGGATCGCTATAAAACTGATCTTCAAAATTAACAGTTTCTTCTACATTTGGAGTAGCTTCTGCTGCTCTGTTTTGAGATTCCATTAGGCTTTGAATTAATTTGCGTTGCTCACCAACTTCGCTGGCTTGCTTGCCCATCATCTTCTCAACATTTTGGTACATCTCTACTAATTCTTCCGTTGACTTCCCAGCAAATTTCTCAGGAATGGTAGATTCAGGTTGTGGAGTTTCTTCCGCCTGTGCTTCTTGTGTAACTTCTTCAGTTGTTGCTTCTGTTACTTGTTCCTGTTCATTTGTTATTGGTGCATCCGCTGAAGATGCTTCATCTACTACTATACTTGACATGGTTTCTCCGCCCCTGTGGGGTTATGAAGTGATAAATTGGAGTCTTACAAAGAGTTAATCTTTGTCAGATTGTTCCATTGCGATTTTTGTTGTATTTTCTAAAGTTAATAAAAACCTTAAAATGTTCAACTGACCTTTGGCTTCCCATAGGTCCTTTTCATCAGTCATTGTGTCGATGTTGACCACACCTTCCTGAATAGTCTCTAAATCAGCAATAAGGTCGAGCCATCCTTCTGACTCCATCATTGCTAATCGATCTTCTATAAAACGGTCATCTGCTTTTGCCATTGATGATTATCGTTTATTGAATATTTGAATTTACTGCTACTTTTTGACTAGCTTCTCTTGCTTTAGCTAGGTTTAATATAGTCTCTGATTGTAGGTGATCTACTTCAGGTATGTTTCTAGCTGTCTCTGAGCGTTTGTTTTCAATATCGGCAGCAACCTTTTCTAATCCGATAGCTTCTTTTTGCAATTTAACAATGCGTTGTTGGAAGTCTATCTCGTCAGGTTGATTTGTCATAGCCTCTGATTGCCACTTCATAGCTTTAGCCTTTTCTTCTTCAGCTTCAGCCATAGTTTTCTGAATATCTGCTTGAGCTTGTTGCATTTGTAATTCCATAGCCATCTGTTGCATCTGTTGTTGCTGTGGGTCTGGCTCATTACCTTGCATAAGAGCATTCACAATTTGATCTCTATTATGAATAGATGAGTTTTGGAACATTGCTAATAAAATAACATTAAATGCAGGCGAATCTTTAGGAATAGCTTGTAGCATTTGTACCATTTGAGTCATTTCTAACTCTTTAGCCATAATACCCATCGTTGAGTAAGGGATAAACTTGTAATCACTAACAGGGTATCTGTCTACATCAAACTGTATCTTTCTCCACATACACTTATTAATCATAGGGATAAGAAATGTATTTTGGAAATTCATCAGAGTACGCTTTTGTCTCTTGATTGCTGCACTTTGCATCATGGACATACCACTAGCAGTATCGTTTTGTGCTGCTCCAGTATCGGCACTACCTGTACCCATTTGTATCATGTTTTGTAGTGAGGCGACCTGGTTAAAAGTTGAAGGGTCTGTAGTTCCCATATCAAGTGGCATGATTGCCTCTCTTGGACTACCATTGGTAAGAACTGTCTTACCAGGTCTAACCTCAAACTTTATACCTCGTGGAAGTCGAGTTGCATCGGCTGCCATCATAGGTGTTGTTGTGAGTGCTAAAGAGTCAATTCTAGCTCTCATTTCAGCATCTAATGCCTTTTGTGGGTTATACCCTTTTTCTGCCACACCCCTCCCCCAAAACTTATTAGGCACAATGTCATGTTGGTATGAGATAAAAGGGCGATCCTCCATCATAAAAGCGTTTTCTTCTACTCTTAGTATGTGTTCGTCATTACAGATAGTAACAACAGCTTCTACAAGCTCGTCAGACTTCTTATATTCAAAGTCGTCTTTATCTTTACCTGGCTTTAAAAAGCGTTTTGGTACTAATCCCCAATATTCGCAAATCTTAACTGAATCTGATTCATCAGCAGACTTTGTTTCAGGATCATAACTTATTCTTGCAGTTTGGTAATCACCATCAAGCGGTACATCTCTGTATATACCAGAGCGTATGCCTTCTACAACATGGTATCTAGGTTTAATAACCTCGTGGGCGACACCTAAAGCCTCATTAATCGAGTTAGCACTAGGGTCAATAAGAAATTCTTTAGGACTAATAGGTTCAACACGCACATCAATGGAAGGGTATTCGACCAATTGTCGAGTGGTAGTGAGAGTGCCTGCGACTGGCACTTCTGCGGGAGCTTTTTCGATAGTTTGATCAACAACTATCTTACCTATACCCGTTCCATAAATGGCACTATTCAAAAAGACCTCACAAACTGCATCTTTGCAGCCAGTTTTTTCAAGGTCCTCTTGCAGTAAGTTACGAACATACTCAGCATCACTTGGGTCTTGGTCTAGCATATCATCTTGTATGTCAAACCACTTGCCACGACCAAAAGTTGCTTCTTCTAGTTCAGCTACAGATGACTCAATAGCTTGTTGAAGGGCGGGAGCTATGAGTCTTGACTTTTCAGACTGTCTTGTTCTATCTTCTTGCAGCCATATACCTCTCCACAGGCGATAGTATTCATCCCATTGCGGGATGTAGTTAATATCTCTATGAGTTCGCCATGTTTCTAGCCTATGATTAAGCCATCCAGCTAATGCTTGGTACTTAGTTTCTTTATCCATACGGGTTCATGTTGTCCTTAATAAAGATATATGAAATTTCCTTATATTATACCGTAATATGACCTTATGCTTAAAATACTTGGCTTATTTAAGAGATTTTAGTTTAGGTAGGGGTAGGGTAGGGTAGACAATAATTGTGGCTACAGTCTAATTTAATGAATTTTCCTTTCTTCTTCTTCTATTTCAATATAACCATCCAAAAGCATCTTACAGATAGTCATATCAACCATTTCAGAACTAGAAAAGGTCTCAAACTTCATTTCTTCAATCATGTTAGCAATAATTCTACAAGCAATAACATATCTCAGCTTAAAGTTATCTTTAGACTCAGAATATATTAATATTTCGTCTAATTCTTCTTCTGTTAAATCTTCAAAATCAAAATCATCTTCCATTAAGATACCTCGTTACCCCAAACATCCCAACCATTTCTTTTATTTCTTGCAAAAATGTCAATTCTTTGACTTCCTAAGACTTCAACCATTTCATAGAATTTATCTGGCTTTTTTGAATGCTTAATGTTTTCTGCCTGAAAGACTAAAGGTATTAATTTTCTTTTAGGCCAAAGAGGTGGTTTATTTTTATAACCAATTAATATAAATTCTGCGTTCCACCTAAAACCATACAAGGGCATACCAGCAGATTTACCATAAGTTTTTTCCCAGACACTCATCACAAGGTATTTAAAACCCCAACCCTCTAAAACATCTTTAGCTTCAAATAAATATTTTTGTGTAGTCCATAAGAAAAGCCAACAGTTTTCATTAGCCAAAGAACTAATTTTTAATTTTTTTATTTCTTCTAAACCCATCATCGAATAGTCCATCTTTTTTTGATTTGGTCTAGTCTTGTGAGTAACTTTTTTTATTTTCCAGGGTGGATCAACAACAATAACATCATATTTTTTATCTGGAAATTTTTTTACTGTCATTTAATACCCAGCAATTGAATCTGTAGGTTGCCAATCATCATCTAGTTCAATAGAGTGGGCGAAGTCAGCAACAGAGACTTGATCGATGTAGGCAAGAGCATCTAAAAGGTCATCATGTGCCATACGATTAGGAAAATCTACTAATTGACTTGTAAAAGTTTTCCAATCTCTGTCAGGATTAAATGTAATTTGCCCATGCTCCATTCTTCCTTGTAATGCCCAGGTGATTCTGTCGTTTTTCTTCTTACCACCGTGTCTAAGCTCAATAATGCTGACCCATTTACCCTCAGTTCTCATCTCATCTTCAAGATAAGGCAAGATTGCGTTTCTAAGTGAGCCTGTTTCTATGCCTACGGTAGCTGATTCGACTTTCATCGCAGAGTAAAGAATCTTTTTTGCAGTTTCTTTAATGTTCCAACGACCATGAAGGATGTCTTTGACCCACCACTTATCACGATCTATCTTGACAATGGCTATAGCAGTCTCGTCTAGCCTAGACCTTTTAAGATTTCGCTCTTGTTCGATTGCCTCAAAGCCAGCAGGGTCGATAGCAATAACAAAATTACCTTCTTCTGGCTCATCATCAACTTTAAACCATTCTTCTTTAAAGATACCACCTGAACCTGTCTCAAAAGAAGCCTCAAATTCTTGCCTAAACGACATAGAGGACATTGTTTTTCTTGCAGCTTCAATTTCTTCTTCAGGTAGGAACGGATTATCTGTACTGTTAAACTGAAACGCATCCCAATCATCATCTTCCAAAGCATCAGTATAAATGTCATAGAAATGATTTTTACCTGCGGGTGTACCAATCATTACGCACTCGCCTTTAACATCAGCCAAAGTAGGTCTTAATATCTGTTCCCACACAACTGGCTTCATCGATGCGTACTCGTCAAGAACTAAAAAGGATAATCCAACACCACGCAGCGTATCAGGTCTGTCTGATCCTTTTAAATAAATCTTGCGACCATTAATTAAAGTTAAAACCGCAGTATTTTCATGTGCCTGGGCAATTAGGTCCTTGCCTAAGTCTTTAAGCATCGCCCACATAATATCTTTAGCTTGTTGAAAAGTGGGTGCAACATAAAACACATCCTTACCTTCAGACTGTATGGCTTTAATTAATAATAACCAAG